GCTAGCAACTTGCTCAGGATTATTAGGGTCGGTTAATGATTGAGCCTCTTTTAATAAAGCATCTAATTTGGCTGTTTGTGCTTTTTCAATTGCTAAAATATCAACGATTTTAAGTTGAGTCATTTGCGCTAATTCTTCAATAGTGTAATTTTCAACGGTCAACTCGCAAAGCAATCTGATTAAATCTCTAACCCAAAACTCTAACTCTTTTTGAAGTGGTTGGATTCGACTAATTGCAAAGTTTCCCTTTAATTGTTGAGCCGTTGCCGTTTCTGAGGCGGTGGTTACGCCTCGCACAATATCACTAATGCCCGTAATATCTCTAATCGAGAAAATTACGCGGTCTTTCCTATCGTTTAATTGTGCAATTGTTGCGATAATTTCGCCGAGAGGTTTAAACATCACTAAATCTTGAATCTTTTGATTTCCAGTTGAAAGCATTGGCGTCATAGTGCCATCGTCACCATTAAATAAACCAACCATATCAGATTTTTCCGCAATTGACGAATAAAGACCGGTCGCCTTGCATTGCTCAACTAAAGAGCGTATGCGGGTGTCAATTGTGTTAAGTTCTTCTGCTTGCGTTTTGTATTGGCGATAAAGCGGAATTGGTCGCAAATCAATTGGATTAGAATTTGAGCCAAGTGGCGCGGCAATTGGAAAAAAATCTTTTAAATTATAAGGGTCTTCATCGTTTGATAAGAGAATCCCTCCACCGTTCAGCGTTAAGAATAAACAAGATTTGGTTTCTTTGTCCCAAACTTCCCACACTTCAGCTAATGAAAATAATTCATTGTTGTTTTTTTTATTTTTATCCTCACTTAATCTTGTTGCGTTTAAGGCAACTGCGTTTCCTTTTTTCTCACCAAAATCTTCAACTAATTCATCGCGGGTTTTATAGTGTCTAAAGGCTATCCATCGAACTTTTGACCATTCTTTGTCAGTTGACATTCTAAAATCTTTCCAGTCAACATATTCAATCCGGCATTTCTTTTCAGAGGCATCTATTTCTTTTTCGTCATTTTCTAATGTAATTTCTTTTTCTGGATCATAGCAAACACGAGCCACGCCACGCCCACCAATTAAAAAATCATCGCGACATTTAGAGATTACGGTTTCGGCGTCGGAATCTTTCAAATATAAATCAATCGAACGCTCCATCATCTCAGAAGCAACGCGATTAGTTTCGTTAGAGTCTAAAAATCTTTGTGTAATATTTGTTTTCGGAAGTCTAGAAAATAGAAGCGGGCGAAGTGTTTGTGTATTAGACCAGAAAACATTGTAGCGTTCTTCTGATTGTCCCTCATTGTTGTAAACTGTAAAATTTTTGCCCGCTTCTGTTTGCCAATTTTTCTCGTATTTATCGGCATTTTCAATTTCTTTGGTCCATATTTCAACAAGCCCAGCATCACCCTTAGAGTGCGTTAAATCTTCTTTGTTTTCAACTTGTACACCTTGCATTTATATGAAATCTAATATTGTCATTTCGGTGACGCGTGCAAGCCTCTAATTTTTATTTTTACTAAATAATTTTATTTGTCAACAATTATTTTTTACTGTGCCCATAATTTTTAGGAGTAAAATCTCTATACCATTGTTCTTCAAGAGCCATTTGAGTTTTAGGAACTTCAACAACGATAGGGCGAGACATACAAAGATAACGCAAAGTATCAACGGCATGATCTTCTAAATCACTATTTAAATCTTCGGGCTTAGAATTATCATATTGCATAATTGGAAGCGTTCTAATTAAATTCTTGCAAGTGTTGACGAAATATAAAAGCGGTTTGTTATCTTGCCCGCTAAATCTTGCCCTTATTTGTTGCCAGCCTGCTACCCTTTTATTGTCCGCTGATTGCCAGTAAATTTTCTCTTTGCTCATTTGCTCCGCAATTGATTCGCCACTTGAAACATCAAATATTGCAGGATCCGCAACCATGTTGTCCATTTTTTCACCCTGTTGCATTTCCTTTGTATTTTTAGCAATGTCGCCAGCGTGCATTTTTAACCCTTCGTTTGCTTTGCCTGTACAACCGTAGAACTCGCGATAAATAATAATTGCACCACGGGGAAAGGAACGCTTAACGCCTCCGCAATCAACAAGTGAGCCGTCCGACACCGCACCCCAAAGAACACAAAAGGGTTTAGAATAACCCCAGTCGAAAGCACGAATCTTAAACCATTCCGGCGGAATAAAAAACGGCTCCACAATATGCTTATTTTTGTCAAAGTTATCAAAATAAGCCCCGTCGATGCAATCCCAATCTCCATCTAACATTGCGCGCGCTAATGCACCGCCCAAGCCTTCGAGTTTAGCAGCATAAAGTGGATCGTTTTCTGTCATAGTTGGATTGTCAGCAAGTTTAGCGGGAATAAATTGCCTCAGCATTCCACCCTCAGCGTCTGGCATCCTTCTTATTTCCATTGGTTGACAGCCGTCAATAAAAGTTTGCTTCACAAAATCATGTCCAACGCCTCCAGGATTTGAACCGCAAATAATTAATGGCAATTTTTGTTTAAATTGTGCAGGGACTACAAGCGAACCAATACGACAACGACCTCGTAAAAACCTATAAATCTTTTCGCTGAAATGCGTAAGTTCATCTATGAGCAAAATATGAATTTCGGCACCTTGATATTTTACAACATCTTTCTCGTGTTGGCAGTGGCAAAGGTAAATTTTAGAACCATTCCAAAATGTTATCTCATCACTAGTAATTGTTGCGTGCCTCGATTTAAGAAAATCAATTAACAGAGCATTAAAACCGCTTGCACCTTCTATGTGATTTTTAGCAAGATCAGAAAATATTCGGCGAAATAAATAAATTTGACAGTTAGGAACTTGAAGTGCATATGATATCGCAATTAATCGCATTGCGTGAGATTTACCACCTCCGGCCGCACCACCATAAAGTATCTCAGTAGCTTTACTGAAAAATAAATCTTGTTGGCGTTTATGGAGTTTATTTGCCATTTATATTTTGCAAAATATGTTTAATTATTGGCACAGTAAAACTGTTGCCAAGAGCTTTGTATCGCTGTGTATTACTTATGCCCTCACTGTAATTATCTGGAAAACCTTGTAATCTTTCGCATTCAATTGGTGTTAATTTTCTGACCATTTCTTTAATTTTAATTACTCCTTCAATTCCAAGTCCAGTTGTTAAGCAATTTGCTTTCCCGTCATTCTTTGGAATAAATTTTTTATCTCCTGGTCCTCTTTTTGTAGAATCTAAACCAGTAAGTTTCCTAAATTCAGCACGCTTTCGCTTACCTTCCTCTGTTCTAACTTCTCTAAATGCGTAAAAATCTTTTAATAAATCAACCTCTACTCTTTTGCCGTTGTTAGCTTTAAATTCATATAATCCTGTTTTTGCTCCACGCCCACCGCCGTTCGCAGATAGACAAACACTCTTACCATCTACTGAATAAATTCTGTCTCCTTGTCCACCTTTATTAAAATGTCCAACTCTAATTGGTTTTTTAAAAATTAATTGCCTTTGCCCGTGATTAAAATAGTCTTCTGGACAGGCTCTTGAATAAGTTGCGGGTATGCAATAAGATTTAAGCCTTTCAGTATCTCCGCTTTCAATGATGTCTTTTAAAACAATTCCCTTGTCTTGCGGTTGTTGAATATTTGGAATATTTGTCCAATATAGTCTTTTTCTCATTTGAGCTGTCAACAAAGCCGAATTAATCATAATTGGCTCAACTTCTAAAAGTTCGCTAATTTTATCCTTCCATTCTTTTTTCATTGAATTGACATTTTCAAACAAAAAATATTTTGGTTTGCAAATTTCTAATGCTTCTAAACATTTTGAGAATAAACCGCTTCTTGCCCCCTCTAATCCTTTTCCATCTCTTTTGGCAATTGATAAATCTTGGCAGGGAAAGCCTGCGATTAATAAATCAACATCTTTTATTTGCTTAAAATCAATATCATTAACATCTCCAATCTGAATAATATCCAAGTGATTATTTTTAGCTACTTGAATTGCAAATTTATCAATTTCTGAAGCATAATATTTGTATTCAATACTTAATTCTTTTAGAGCTTGTCTAGCTCCTGAAATTCCGTCAAATAAAGATAAAACTTTAATCATCGGAAACAATCAGTTGAAATATCGGAACCGTTAAATGTTCAATTTCATTTTTTAAACTAAACTCATCTTTTGCCTTACGCTCTAACAACCATTTTGAATCTAAAACACTACCGCTTTCTATGGCTTCAAAAACATTAATTTTGGATTGCATGACTAGATGACTTTTAAGAATCTCTTTTTTAGTCGAAAATTCTGGGTGTAGCTTACAGTAGTTGTAAAGCGTGCTTTTATCTATACCTGCATAAAAACTTGCTTGCTCATCATTAAATCCCCTCATAAAAGCGTGTTCTAATTTATCGACTACTTCTTTTGTCATTTTAGTAGGTGCGCCAGCTTCTTTATGTAAATGTTTTGGTTTCTTTTTAGTCATTGTTTTTAACCATGTTTTTTCTTTGATTTACCTTTTAGCATTTTATTAAAATCATTCACTTCTAGATTAATCATTAACAATCTTTTTGGTTGCTTATCTTTCCTAGAAATTCTGCAGTCAATTTTTGGTTTCCAAACACTATTTTTTAATTGCTCTTTTAAACTAGCAATTTCTTTTTCTTTTGCGATAAACTCGCCAATAGTAATTTCGGACATAATTTTTTTTATTTTTAACCAAGTGCTAAAAAGTTATTAAATTAGTTTTAATTGTCAAGTTAAATTTAAAGAAAAAAAAGTAATCAAAAAAAAGAAATATTACACACAATTAAGAAAAAGCTTTTTATTTTTTCTTTTGTTTAACTAAACTATTTTTTGTTTAGTTTATTTATTTTGTTTTTGTTTTTTTGTATCTTATCACATGATTTCACTTTGTCAACTTATTTTTTCGCCTTACTTGGTCTAGCTTCTAGAGGAAGTTAAGAGGTTTTTATACTACAGTTTCAACGCTACATTTATTTTATCATTTTGAAGCTATTGTAATCTCTTGATTTTATTAATTACATAAACTTTAATCATTTATTTTAATTATTTACTTGACATAGTTATTTTAATTATTTACTCTTATCTTATCAATAAATATTAACTTAAAAAAAATATGAAAAAATATCTTGAACAAAATGTTTACGAAGCTTCGCAAGAAAGATTAAAATTTATTTTTGATAATTTTGAGCGAGTTTATTTATCTTTTAGTGGCGGTAAAGATAGCGGGGTAATGCTTAACCTCACTCTTGATTACATGCGAGCTAATAATATTAAAGAAAAAATAGGGGTTTTAGTAGTCGATTTAGAAGGGCAATATAAAGCGACAATTGATTATATCTTGGATACTATTGATAATAATCTTGATTTGATAGAGCCTTATTTTGTTTGCCTGCCTCTTAATCTTCGTAATGCTGTAAGTGTATTTAATCCGTTTTGGACTTGTTGGGATAGAGAACAAAAAGATAAATGGATTAGACAAATGCCAATTCGTGATTATGTTATTTCTGAGCTTAATTATTTTGATTTTTTCGTAGAAAAAATGGAGTTTGAGGAATTTACGCCAGCTTTTGGCGAAT